TGTTCTAAACAATCACCGCATATTTCATCACTTAAATAAGATGCTTCTGCACCACAACAATTACTATACATTTATATATATGTTTAAAGCATTTAACACTAGCACAAAAAATGCTAACATCAACAATATTATTAATTCTGTTTTATAGTTCGTAGATCTTTTCATAAACCTCTTTGGTGTTTTTAACTGCTTTGTCATAACCAGAACCAAATGCTTCTGTTGCAAGTGTACACATTAAGTTGTGCAGTTCTGGATTGTAAGGTATGTCTAATCCTCTTAAAGTTTCGTAGGCTTTTTCTAATGGTGTTTTCATATCTGTTTTGTATTGATTAATATATTCAAATATACAAACTTATTAACATATACACAAATTTATTTTAGTGTAAAGCATATTTACCAAAGTTTGGTCTGCTTAATATTGAGTAGGTTGCGTAACGACACGGGTCAATAATATGGTTATTTTTATCCTCTGGAGTATTAGTCAACATTCCAGATCTATCCTCTTTCCATTTGTAATTCCTAAACTCACTTATCGCATTTGTTGAGGTAGATAGGATATGTATTTTATATCTCTTTAATAAATCAATTCCGGCATTCACGCTATCCTTTCCCTTTATACTAGAAAATATATTATGTCCCATTGCTCGAAGTTCTGAAATTAATCTAGGTTCAGCACTATCCGCATATATTGGTTTACTTGTTAGATTTAACTCTTTAAGGAATTTGTTTATATCACTCGTAGTCATTTGAGTTCTATATAAATGTTCTTGGATATAAAGATTATGTCCTTGGCTATAAACCGCAACAAAAGTGGAAGGGTCATTCGTGTAACCAAAATCCATTCCGTATGCAATCAATTCTGCTTCTTCTGGGATCTGGATAACCTCAACATACTTAAATATAGTACTTCTGCTCGCTGCTCTTTCTCCTAATCCATATATCTGCCAATACTGTTCGTCTGTATCCTTAAGCCTTTCAATTTCACTTCTTATAGATGCTTCAATAAAAGGGTTATCTAGGTAGGTTGTTTTATAAAATACACAATCATCTCTAGGTATTAGCTTATCATATATCCAATGGTATTCATCCGATGGATTAAAGTCTAATATTATTCTGTCTTGTGTTCTGAATAATAACTGCTGCATATCTTCATAGTACAACTCATTACCCTCGTTAACGAATAGCAAGTCCCTTTTCCGCCCTCTAATCTTTTGAGGTTGGTCTAAAGATATAAATTCAACTAGGTTTCCAAATAGGTGATATTCTGAATTAGACTTGTTATGATACTGCTCACTATAACAATTATAGTTTTGTAGGATAGCCATAAAATCACGCATCACAGTTGCCCTTAAACTAGGAAATGATTTCCGGCAAATAGTTATAATCTTATTATTGTTTTGAGAGCAATAATTAAATATAATCCATAAAAGAATATTGTAAGTCTTTCCAGATCTTGTACCACCTTGCTCAACTACAATTTTTTTGTTTGTGTTAGCTAGATGCTTATAAACTATATTAGTCTGTATCTTCGGTTTTATCAATTATCTCTATTTGAAAATTAGTTGGCATTCCATCTGCTCCGGTAATCTCTTGTCTTTCTATATATCCTCTTTTTTTGCCTTTAGTCTTTAAATAGAATATTGTAGCAGCAGTTGAGTTATCTGCTATCTGTTTATGTAATTGGCTTTCCGCAAAATCTAATGCTACATTTTCAATGTCCCTTACTTCCCTTGCAAATGCTTCATCATCTTTAAGCCATTTGTAATATGTTGATCTGGGAACATCTGCTTTCTTACAAGCTACTGTAACCACACCCAAACTTTGCTCTAGTGCCTTTAATAAGCTTTCCTTTTTTATGTGTCTATCTTTGTTCATACTTAAACTCCTTTTATTGGTACTTTCATTATAGGATTATAGTCAAAACTTCTCTTGCTTCCCTTATCCTTTTTGATTATATCTTTCCCCCATTTCTTCTGTAAGGCAAAGAATTGTTCTTTTTCATATGCTAGGTTTCTGTAATCAGCACATCCACCTATTTGTTCCGATTGCTTTACATTATAATTTGCAAAGTTAACTCTCAAACATCCACCATACTTTCTTATGTTTTGTAACGTAAAGTCATAATCTTCTTTTAATGGAAGTTCTTCATCATATCGTAATTTAGTTCCTTTTATATGTCCGTGAAATGGGCAACCAATAAACTGTATAAAACTAAAGGGTGTGTATTCTCTATATGCTCCTTTGTCCATTACTGTATTTAATCCCCATAACTTAAAACCTAATTCCTTACATAATAAACTTTTTTTAGCACAAAAGTCAATTAGTTCATTCTCATTAAATTTAGTATTCTTTTGATTTTCCCATCTGCTTATAGCCTTACAATCATCATCAACTATAATAATGCAATCTGTATCATCATCAAATAAATTATCTAATATCCAATTTCTAACTCTGCTTATGTTTCCTTGAGCTTGATCTGGACAAACTATAATATCATTTCCATTTTCTAAATATTCTTCTGCTTCGCTTTCTCTCACTACTAGCTTAACAAATGGGTATGTAATCTGTGTTATACTTTTCTCCGGTCTCTTATATGATGGTGCAAATATTTTTATTCTCATTTCTTTAATCTTTTAATTGCTTCAACTCCATTTAAAACCCTACCTATTCCCTTGCTCCATTCCTTTCCATTTGCTCTTCTTCCAGTTTCTGTCTGTAATCCAAATACCGATTTAGCTTGTATCCAATCAATATCCTTTTCAAACTTCAACACAATATAATTGCTTTCACTATCTAATTCCGTAGCAAATATGTTTTCTGTATCTATGTTATTTGGGTTTGTTAATTCTTCAACATCCTCAAAAGGAAATCCATCTAATCCCCATTCTTCCAATTTCTTTACATCCCACTCATTCGCTAGTGTGTCCCAATCCCATTCTCCAAACCCTACGTTATCTTTTACTATAAACTCCTGTTGTTGTTCCTCTGTAAGCTCATCAGCTTTTAAAATATAAACTTCTTTCAATCCGGCTTCTTTACAAGCCTTTAATCTCATATTGCCACCTAGCACTACCAGATCCTTATTTACTACAATAGGTCGCAGTTTAAGCATCTCCGGAAACTCTTTAATTGACTTCACTAGCTTTTTAAACTTATTGTCTTTTATAAAGCGGGGATTGCTTTCATTTGGTTTTACTTTACTAATCTTTACTAGTTCCATATATATAACGTATTTAATTTATTTATTTCCTAACTTTAATTTTAACAGTCTTTCTCTTATTGCTTTTCTTTCTTTACCCTTTGGTAATTTATCAAATAATTGTTGTAGCTTTTGTATTAGTTTCTTGCTCATAGCTTTTCTATTTCGTTTAGTACTTCTTGGTAATATTCTAGTGTTATCTTGTTATGTGGTTTTATTATTTCATTTTCAAGTATGAGGCTTATATGTAGCTTTGCGCATTGTTTTGCTTCTGTGCTTGTTGTTGTTTCTACATAAAATGCTTTTAATAATTGGTATGCTTTCTCTTTTGGTGTTTGCATAAATAGCCATTTTTTTTTTATCATAGGTTTAGTTTGTTTATTATTTCTGCAAGTACATTTACCACGATTGAGTTACCAGCTTGTTTGTATGCTTGTGTATCTGAAACACTCCATTTAAAATCTTCTGAAAAATCCATTAGCCTAAAGCATTCTCTTGGGGTTAATCTTCTTATTTGTTTTGTATTAATTATATTGCCACCCCATACTGATTGCCCAGCATTTAAAGCTGGATTAATTCCATTAATATCATACATTCTATTTTGCTGATATGGTTGCTTACCTCCGCTTTCTTTACTTTGATTTAATTGAATAACCTTTTCTTCAAATATGTGACTACAGTTACTTGCTGATACTCTTGTTGTTATTGTTGGTGTTACCTCTTTGTGTATAGTTTGGTTGTAGCTATCCATAAAATCACCTTTTTCTATTGTGTATTTATGCTTATTATAGTTTTGGTTAACTCTTTTGTTGTTAGTTTCACTTAAAAAATATTTATCATCTACATTATCTTCTAAAACATCTTTTAGTTTTTTTGTTAGGTGTTGTGTTTTTGGAAACCTAAAGGTATTATCTGCATCATCTCTTATACCAATAATAAAAACCCTTTCTCTATTTTGTGGCACTCCATAATGTTTTGCGTTTAGCACTTGCCAATAAATATGATATGGTGTTGAGTTTTCATTAGGAAACAATACGGGGTTACCGTTTACAGACTTACCACCTAACATATCTAACCACACTTTAAAAGTCAAACCATTTGCATCTGACAATAAACCCCTAACATTTTCAAATATAAAATATCTTGGATTGTTCTTTTCTATAAACTCGTGTGAATTATAAAACAAAATACCTCTTTCATCATCTTCACCTTTTCTTTTTCCAGCTATACTAAATGCTTGACAAGGTGGACTAGTCATATATAAATCTAAACTTTCTTTTGGTATCTCTCTTTCATAAACATCTTTAGGAAAATACTTTGGTTCACCATAGTTTTCTATATAGGTTTGTCTTGAGTATTTATCCCAATCACAAGCATATATAGTTTCATAGTTAATACCTAACTTTTTTAATGCTTGGTCAAATGCACCCACTCCGCTAAAATCACTTCCCGTTTTTATCACGATGCACAATTAATTACTTCATACTCGTTTTTAGGCTTCTGCCATTCAAAAGATTTTAGTATTAATGCTGCCCTTTCATCATATACTTGCATCTGCTTTTCATCCAGATCCCTATATAATATTTCATTTTCAGTTAATACCGCTGTCGCTTTCTTTTTATATTCTTTTAAATCCTTTAAATTTTCTTTTAAATTTTTTAATTTTTCTTCTTGTCTTTTAATCTTATTTTTTGCATTATAGTATCTGTTTTTATATAATACATATTTATTCACCATATTTTCTAAACTTGGTAATTGCTCATAATTTTCATCCGGACTTATTTTGAAATAAGTTTCTAAAGTATCAAAATATTCTTTTCTATATGGCTTGTAAACTTTAAACATTTTAAGTGCGTGTATTGCTGTTGCGTGGTCATATGTTTTTAGTTTGGGCTGTGTTTTCATAAAATTTGAAATAGCACTTGGTCCCAGATCAAACTTGTCTTTTAATAAGTAGCAAAAGAATGCACGATGCTCTATAACATTTCTAACTCTTGTTTTCTCAAAGATATCTACTCCGGTAATTGTTATTAGTAAATCACTCACTTCTTTAGGTGTTTTTAATACCGGTACGTCTATTTTATTTTCCTCCATTGCTTTGTAGTTTTTGTATGTATAATGCTGCATCCATAAGCTCTTCTTTTAGGTGCTGCAAAAAATCATCTCTGTTATTATCTTGTAGTGTTGTTTTATATTTATCTATTCCAACGCAACTTCTTATGTCAAATTCTTTTTTTAAATCTTCAACTATTTTGTCTTTCATTGTGTTCTTAATTTTAAAAGGTGATAGCACTCAACATAATTTTGTCTTGCTTTACCTTTGTATTCTTGTTTAAATAATTCGTATAGCTTCCTAGTGTATTGATATTTTGTTATGCAATCTGCAAAGTATTTTTCCGCAAACTTCTTTCCCTTTCCTTTAAAGTAGTTTACGTTGTCAGCAGTATCGCCCTCTATCATTTGAGCATAAAAATTATATCTCGCTTCTTCTTCTGTTATATCTAGCACGATCTGGTGCTTATAGTGGTAGTTGTACATTAAGCAAGGAAACTGTTTGTAGTCCTTGTCTATTGATACAATCATCACCTCATCCCTACCTAAATCATCACTAATCTGCTTCCAATACCTTGCAACCATATCATCTGTTTCAATACCAAATCCCCATATACTATCGTATTGTTCTTTCACATATTGGTGCATCTCATTCAATAGCGGAGGTAATTCTTGCTTCTTTCTATTCGCTTTGTACTTCTTTGTAATTAGCTTTCTAAAGTTACCCTTTGAACCACTAAAGCAAAGCACCTTATCAATAGTATACTTTTCCTCCAGATCATTCACAATTTTCATAAACTGTTGGTCAAACTTATTTCTAGCATCAGCTATATCCGTGTAGTACTTTTCATCCTCCGGAGTTTCTCTTTTACGATAACAACTCGCAAAAATTAAACTATCTGCATCTACTAATAATATCATAATTCTGTTTTTTAAATTCCACAATAACCACTATCACAATCATTAAAATCTTCATCAAA